CGACGCGGTTCCGTCAGGATGCACCCACACACTGTAGTCCTCGCCGGCCGTGAGGGTCGGCATGGTCACGGGCGTATCGACAATGAAGCCCACGACGCCAGACGCAAGGTATGCCGTCGTGCCCGCGCGGATCGAGATCGTGCTGGCGCCAGTCTTGACCAGGCAGGGGGCGGACTTGTCTGCTTTGGCGATTGCTGACACCAGTGCGATGCTCTCGGCGAACTGTTCGGCCAGCGTTGCCGAGCCGGAGGCCGCTGTCGCGGAGTTCGCTGCGTTCGTGGCAGAGGTGGCCGCAGCGGTTTGCGAAGTCAGCGCAGCAGCGGCGGAGGTTGAGGCGTTGCCTGCCGAGGTTGCCGCTGCGCTCGCCGAGCTGGCCGCGGACGAAGCCGAGGCGTTCGCATCGCTTGCGCTGCCCGCTGCGGCGCTGGCGCTTCCAGCCGCTGCAGAGGCCGATCCTGCGGCAGACGCTGCAGAGGTGGCGGCGTTACTTTCCGAGGTTGACGCGCTGCTTGCGCTTCCAGCTGCCGCGGAGGCAGATCCCGCCGCTGCAGTTTGCGAAGCCGCAGCCGCCGTCGCGGAGTTCGCCGCGTTCGTGGCAGCGCTTCCGGCAGAAGCTGCTGCCGTGCCCGCGTCCACCACGGACTGCAAGAGGTCGTCGCGGTAGTCGTCTGCACTGCGCGTGTCGGTAATCTGCACCTTGAACGCACGGCCCAGTTGCTCGGCGACCTGCTGGATCTGCACGGTATGCCGATCCAGCGCATCCTCGATCACCTGCGGATAGAAGCCCCCGTTGTTGGTGATGTCCGTCGGCTGCAGGTTGGGCACCGCGCTGGTAACGGTCATCTTGTAGCCCGAAGCCAGCGCGACCGCCAGCGTAATCGAACCGCCAGGTGTCGCGTTCTGGTCAGGGTTGAGCGCCACCGTGTAGTCGGCGAGCAGCGTCAGCGTGGTTTCCAGTCCGTTCAGGTCTGCAACGACAACCACCACATCGCCGTCGCCGAAAACCTTGAACTCGAACGGGAAGACGGTCGTCGCGCCGTTGCCGGTGAACGGCCCCGCCTTGCGGGTTTCCGTGCTGATCGTCATGCGTGCAATCCTCCGAGAGTAGCGGGCAGGCTACCCCCGGAGAATCGAACCACGCGCACCGGGTCAGTTTCGTGGCGGCGGCCCGGCGATCACCGCCAGCAGGTTGTCGGTGCGCCCATCGAGCAGCGCGGCCGTGCCTTCGACCGTGCGATTGACCTGGCCGGCCGGGTAGTGGAACAGCACGCCCGCGGTGTTGTTCGCGGCCTTGAAGGCGGCCATGTCGAACTCACCCTGGCCCACTTGCTGGCCCAGCTTGGCGAGCTCTGCGAAGAACCGCAGGCCCGCCGGGCCGCTGTAGCCGAACTGGCCGCCGAAGCCGGTCGCGGCCTGCACGGCGCTGGTCATCTCGCGCGTGAGCGGGAAGAAGCCCATCAGGAACCCGATCTGCTCCTCGATGATCTGCTCGACCCACTCGTCGTCATCGGGCGCGCCCTTCATCAGCGCGTTGATGAGCACCGAGCCGATCACCGGCACCACCATCAGCAGCAGGTAGTCGCCAGCCAGGCGCAGCACCTCGTGCGGCTTCTTGAAGTTGGTCTGTCCGGTGCGCTCGACCGCGAGCTGCAGCGTGGCGGCGAAGTAGCTGTAGAAGTTGGTGAAGAGCTTGAGCAGCGGCCCGCCGCGCTGGATCTGCGCGAGATCCTTCGCCTGGCCGCCGGACTGCGCCGCGATCACCGCCTGGTCGGCCATCGCCACCGCCTTGGCCTCGTCGATCGTGCCATCCTCGTTGCGTAGCGCCGGGTCGGCCATCGCCTTCTCGAACGCACCGTACCAGGTGGGGTAGTCGACCAGCGCCTGCGTCTTCTGGATCAGGATGAAGAAGCTGGATTCGATGGCGAGCTGCAGGTCGCTCTTACCCTTGTCGAGCCGGTTCACCACGTCGTTGATCTCGCGGTTCATCGTGCGCATGCGGTTGCGCAGGAACTCGGACTTCGCTTGCGCCTCTTCGACCTTGCGCGCCATGTGCGCGGGCGAGCCGTAGAACTCGCGCAGGCCGCGGGCGATCCACGCCGGGCCGACGCGCACGATCGAGTTCGTGAGGCCCAGCGGCTGCAGCAGTGCGGTGCGCAGGTTCCAGCCCAGGCCGGCGATAGTCGCGCCGCTGCGCAGATGCCCCAGGGTGCGCTCGAACGCGGTCGTAGCCGGCTGGTCGCCGCGGGCGATGTCTTCCATCGCGCGCTTGATCGCCGTCACCTTCTCGGCGCCGAAGTGCTGGCGCATCGGTGCATCGAGCCGGCGCAGGATCTTGTTGGCGTCGATCAGCCACTCGTGCCACGACAGGTCGTGGATCACCTCGTTCGCACCCTGGTAGATGCCGTCGAAGGACAGCAGCAGCGGGCGATTCATCACGCGATCGGCGCGGCCCTTAGTGTAGCTGCGGCGCGTGGTGGCCGCGGTGTAGGCGGCGCGCATCATCTGCTTGGCGCTCTCGGCGTCGGCGTGCGCCGCAGCCTCGCCCGACTGCATCGGATCGTACTTGATCGGGTAGTAGCCGCCGCGCAGTGCCACCGTCTGGCCGTCGGCCGAGGTGATGGTCAGCGCCTGCGGCTCGACCCAGTTCGGCTCCTTGCCGTAGACGCGCCGCTCCTTCGCAGCAATCAACGGGCGGTAGGTTTCGAGGTGGTCCCAGATCTGCTGAACCGCCTGCAGGTCGGCCGCTGACAGCGAGGCGATCACCGGCTGGACCTGCTGCAGCGTCCAGCCCTCGCCGCCGAGCATGCGCTGGATGTTGCCCTCGTTGCCCATGTTCAGTGCCATGGCGAATACCTGCTCGCGGGTCATCGAGCGGTTGATGCTGGGGAAGTGCCGGCGCGTGTTCATCTTCCCACCCTTCAGCACCGGGGCCATGATCGCCGTGAGCTTCTGCGTGGCCTCGGCGCGCATCGTTGCCTCGCGGTCGGCGGCCTCGTTCATGGGGCGGATCAGGTATTCCCAGGCGGGGCCGCCGTCCTTGCCGCCGTCGAACACGCGGGCGTAGGTGGCCGCCTTGATGTGCGCCGCGCCGAACGACTTCACCGCCGCCAGCGACTTCCCCAGGGCATCTGCCGGCGTGCGCGTGTCGGCCGCGCGCCCGTCGGCGTGCTCTTCCAGGCCGGCCGCCAGTTCGTCGCGCGCCACCGAGAAGTCGCGGGCCTTCTTGCTGGTCAGCAGCTTCTGCTTCACGCGGCCCAGGTGCTCGATCTGCTTCACAGCATCGCGCAGGCCGCGCAGCTCTTCGACGGTCGCGTCCTTCCACGATGTGGCCCCAATGCCGTCGAGCAGCTCGGGCGCAATGTCAGGCTCGACACCCTGCTCGCGCTGCGTCTCGATCCAGTCGCGCAGGCTCTTGCGCCGGTCGATCTCCTTCAGGCTCTTCTGGCGCAGGTCGTAGCGCTCCAGCAGCGCCTCGATCTGGTCGAGGTAGTCGGGCGCCACGCCCTTCGGCCGCTTCTCGAACTTCTTCAGGTAGGCGACCGTGCTGTCGATCTCGTCGCGCGCCTCGTGCGCCGCGCGGGTGGCCTCGGACTGGATCAACTGGTTCCGCTTCTCGGTGGCAGCCAGCGCAACATCACCAGCACGGAATGCCTTCTCAGCAGCACGGGCCGTGCGCGTCTCGGCCGCGGCGTACCGGCTGGGCTGCACGTCGCGCACCTTCAGCCGGGCGATCGTCTCGCGGGCGTACTCGCGCGCCGCCTTGGCCATCACGTCAACGGTGTTGCGGCCCTTGGCGTCGGCGGTCTTCACGCTGGTGGCGCGCTGCAGGGCCGCCAGTTCGGTCGCCACAGCGCGAGAGCGCGCCTCGCTGTGAATGGCCTCGTCCGCCAGCCGCTGCAGTGCCTCGGGGCTGCTGATGTCGCCGAAGCGCTCCAGCATCACCTGGTCGGTGCGGGCGTCGATCGCATCGCCGGGCGGAACCGCGCTGGCCAGCGCCTGCACCAGCTCATCACCCGACTGGAAGCCGAACGTCTCCGCGACCACGTCCGGATGAATGCCGGCGCTCTCGCTCGTCATGCGGCGCTTCGACAGCGCGCGCCACGCGGCGCTTTCGCCCGTGCCGTACATCTCGCGCAGCACGGCGGTGTCCAGCTTCCCGGCGGTGATGTTCTCGTCCAGCGCTTCAACAGGAGCCTCTCCGGCTGCTGCCCGCGCCCGCTCGGCGTAGTCGTGCCAGGTCGAGAAGCGGTCGATGCCGCGGCGCTGGTCGTCGAACGCCTCTTCCAGATCGCGCGGCTCGCCCTTGCCGTTCTCGTCGGCAAGGATGTAGCCCTCTTCGATCAGGCGCTCCAGCATCGCGTCCAGCGACAGGCCGCCCTCCTTGCGCACCACCGGCTTGCCGAACACGCCGCTGTCGAGCTTCTCCTTCGGATCCAGCCCCCACTGCGCCTCGAGCTCGGCCCGGTCGATGCCGCCCAGCTTGGCCACGGCCACGAACAGCGAGTCGAGCGCAGGATCGACCACATCCGGGTCGGATTTCGGGCGCGCGAGCTTGGGCAGGCGGTCGTCGGCGGTCAGCTTGCCGGTGAGGAACTGCCAGGCGCGATACACGGGCTGGCTCAGTACCTCGCGGCGCGCTTCCATCTCCATCTGCTCGCGCAGCGCTGCGGCCTCTTTCTGCAGGCGCTTGAGTGCGCGCGAGCGCGCGCCGGCCAGCCACTGCATGTCGCGCACGCCACGGGTGCCGAGATCTTCCTGTGCGGCCTCGGTCGCGTCCTGGCCGAGCGCCTGGTAAGCGGCGAACTCCTCCTCGGTCATGCCGGCCTGCTGCGCGCTGGCAAAGAGCGGCATCAGGCTGCGCGCCTGCTCGGCGGTCTTGATCGCCTGGTCGGTGGCCAGCATGCGGTCGAACACACGGCGCACGTCGTCGGAGAGCGCGCCCGCGGCCGGGTTGCGCGCGAGGAAATCCTTGATGCTGCGATACACATTGAGCAGCCAGGCGCGGAACCGGCCGAACAGCGGCTGCAGCTCAATGCTCGGGGCGTTGCCCTCGGTCAGGTACAGCTCGAAGGACTCGGCGAACTTCTCGTGATAGGCGCGCTTTTCCTCGAAGTCGAGCGCGCTCCACTCGTTCAGGTCGCGCAGGCCGAACCACTGCATCAGCGCCTGCACGTCGCGCAGCACGCCGCGCTCGCCCTCGGTGAGTTGGTCGGCGTCGTAGGTCTGCACGCTGGCCGCCATGTCGGTCATCACCTCGAGGAAGAAGTGGCCGGACTCGTGCAGGAAGGTCGAGAGGTCCGCGGCCTGCAGCAGCGCGATCGTGTTGGTCGCCGGGTTGAAGCTGCCGCGCGGGGCGGTAGAGCGGGGCGCAGCCTGCGGGCCGGCGAACTGGTGCAGGATGTTCGGGTCGCTCGGGTCGAAGTTGCCGTTGTTTCCCACTGCGGACTTTATCTGCTCGGGACGGGAGGCAATCACCACCGTTTCGGGCTGGCCGTTGAACGTCGTCGCCATGTCCCGCACGATGATTCCGTCAAAGCCCTCGTCCAGCGCATCCAGAAGCGCCTGCCCGGCGCTATAGGTTGGCGTTTCGATCAGCGACAGCACGCCGCCGCCGTCGCTCCGCCCCTCGATAATTTTCGGGTTCTGCAGCGCTACATAGACGGGCATGATGTTCGGCGCGCCCTCGGCGTTTTTCGCATACGCGCCCGCGCTGGTCATGTCCTCGTAGACCTTGCCGTTCCCGCCTTCTGAATGCCTGGTGTTGTTGGTGAAATAGAACCCGGCCTCGTCGCCGAAGTTGGCGCCGACGGCGCCCTCGTCGAACGCTGTAATGTCCGCGCCCGTGCCGTGATACACCACTAGCGGCGCCCCGTTCTCATCGACCACCTTGGAGTCGCCGAACCACGCGCGGAACGCGGGGGCGTCGGTGATGATGCGCCCCGTTTGGTCGAACTGCTGTCCGCCCGCGACGCTCTCGGCCACGGTGCGCAGCCGGTACTTCTCGAACAACTGCTCGGGCGTCATGCCGACGCGCTGCGCCATGCTGCCGAAGAACTCGCCCACCAGGGTGGCGTAGGCCTCGTTCACATCCGGGCGGAAGCGGTTGATCGCGTTCAACTCGTCGCGGATCGTGTTGCGCACGCTCTCCACTTCGACGCGCTCGGCCAGCGCCGCGCCGGTCTGCTCGATGGTGTCGCCCAGATCCTGCTGCAGGCGCTCGACCTGGCCCTGCAGGTACTGGCCGGCCTCGGCGCGGCTCATACCGTCAGGCTCGGTCTTCAGGTGCTCGAGCAGCCCGTCAGCGAACTTGGTCGGGGCGATGCGCGCGGCGAACTCGGCCACCGGGATGCGCACCAGACCGCCCGTGTCGATCGCGTCCTGTATCTGCTCGGCCACCGCGGGCGACACGGCCGCCAGTTGCTCGGCCACGCCGGACTGCATCAGCACGTTGGCGTCGATGAAGACATCCGTGACCGGCCCGTCCTCGGTCGCCTGCTCGACGAACTGCTGGAAGGTTTCAGGGCTGGTTTGCGTGAGCGCGGCGGCGCGCGAGAATTGCACCAGCTCGGCCATCCGCTGCGCCATGTTCTCGGCCTGCTCGGCCTGGCGCTGCTCGCCGGCCGCGCGGCGCATCGCAGCGTCGACGCCCGAGATGATCGTGGTTTGCCCAGCCGTGCCCACGATCGTGGCGATCAGGGTTTGCGCCGCGGCACTCGGGCGCTCGGCCAGGTAGTCGCCGAAGGTCTTGCCCGCGTTGGCGTCGATCACCGCCCACTCGTTCAGATCCTGCAGGATGGTGGCGACCTGCTCGCCGGGTATCTCGGCGGCGATCTGGTTGGCCAGCATGCGCGGCAGCGAGGCGCCGGCCTTCAGGTCGCCCAGCAGCCTCGTGACCGGGATCAGCTCGGTGGCGTACTCGATCAGGCCTTGCGAGGCGCCGAAGGCGAGGGCAGGGCCGACACCCAGGCCAGCGTCGCGCGCCTTGCTGTACCCGGCGCCCGCGACGGGCAGCGTCATGCCGGCCAGCGCCGCACCCTGGCCGCCCGGGGCGAACAGTAGCGGCAGGCTGGCGAGGTTGCGCGACAGCGACGACAGGCCCGAATACCACCCGCCCGACAGCACGCCGTCGGCCTGCGGGGTCCAGCGCTTGGCCTCGGCCTCGATGCCTTGCCGGTAGGCCGACAGGTCGCGCGCGATCATGCCGCCCACATCCGTCGGCAGCACGCGCCCGGCGAGCGGCTTGGTGGCGAACTGCAGCAGCTCGGCCGCACTCTGGCCGACGCCCACCACGCCCGCGCTGGCGTCGTACAGGCCGCCCGCCATCGCCTTGCCGGAATTCTTGAAGAAGGTCGCCACGCCCTCGATGCCACTCAGCGGCTCGAGATCCTGGTGCGCCAGCTTGGCGAACTCGGGGTCCATCATCTGCCGCGCGAGCACGGGCGAGCGGCCGAGGATGTCCTGCATGTTGCGGATCTGCTCGCGCCGCTGCACCTCCTCGAAGTTGCGCTCGACGATCTCGACCGGCAGGCCGGTGGATTTGGCCAGCCCCTGCGCAGAGGCGGCGCGCTCGGGCTGGATCTTGCTGGCCATGTCCAGCACCGGCTGCATCGCGCGCTGCGCGGCCTGGCGCTCGCCGTCGAGGATCTGGTCATAGATGTCGATGCTGGGCGCTGCAGGCGCGGCCGGCTGGGCCTGCTGTTGGTCGAGCAGGGCGTCGTAGATGTCGGACATGGAGACTCCGGGTTATTGCGGGCGCCCGGCGGCGACCCACAGTTCGGCGATGCGTTGCTCGGTGACGGGCAGGCCGCGGCTTTGCAGCTTCGAGGCGATGACGGCGCGCTGGTTGGCCGGGATCTGCGCGACGCGCACCTCCTGGCCGCCGACGTTGACGTAGGCGCGCGTCAGGTCTTCAGGCGCGGCCAAGCCGGCGATGACCTCGCGGTCGATCCAGCCGGTGCGCGACACGAACACCTTGTCCATCAGCGTGCCGTCGATGATCTGCTGGAGCTCGGCGCTGTTGGCCTTGCGCTTGCCCTGCAGGTCGGTGGCCTCGAACTGGCGCACGCGGTCGTCGACCAGCCGCTCGAACTGCGCGAACGCCTTGACCTCGTTGTCGTTGGCCTTGCCGGTTGCAGGCAGTAGGCCGGCGTCGATCGCGGCCTTCTTCACCCGGTTGGCCGTGGTGATGACCTCGAGGTGCTTGGCATCGGTGCCGACTTCGCCGCGGGCGTCGTTGAGCAGCGCATAGCCCTTTTCGAGGTGCGCGTCGTCCAGGTGCGGGCGGAACTCGCGGAAGAACTCGATCGGGCTCATCGCCGCCAGGTTCTCGCGCGGCATGCTCAGGATCTGCGCCCAGGCTTCGGGGTTATGTACCGCGCCGCCGGACTTGCGCACGGCGTCGGCGAAGCCCATCACTGCGCCCAGCTTGTCGCCGGGGATCATGGCGCGCACCGACACCGGCAGCGCGCCCATGTTGCCGCCGTTGGCGTACAGCCCGCGGTAGGCGGTGTCGAGCGCTTCGTCAGTGGCCTGCTTCTCGGCCGCCTCGATGTCGCGGTACTGCTTTTCCGCCGCCTCCTCGGCGGCCTTCAGGCGCGCGGGGTTGCCGGCGAGCAGCGGATCGCCGCGCAGATCGGCCTTGATCTCGGCCAGGCTGGGGCGCTTGCCGCGGCCGGCGCCTGCGCCGAACTCGCGCACGCCGCGCTCGACGTAGCTGCGCGTTTCCTCGGGCGCCGCCTGCAACCAGTTCGGTCCGTGCTCTTTCACCGCCCTGTCCAGGTTGCCCGGCCCCCAGTTGTACGCTGCCAGCGCCTTGGACACGTCGCCGTCGTACTCGCGCACCATCGCCGCCAGGTAGTCGCGGCCCACGCGGGCGCGCTCCTCGGGGCTCTCGTCGGACGCCGGCTTCACGCCATAGCCGGGGTCGCGGTTGGTGCCGTCGAGCACCTGCATTTCGCCCTTGGCCGTGCCGTACTTTGTGGCCGGCCCCTCGATCAGCTTGCCGCTGGCGTCGTACCGGCGCCCGGCGCTCTCGATGCCCATCACGATGTTGGTGAGCCGGTCCATGTCGCCCGGCACGATCTTGGGCGCCCAGCGGCCCATCGCCTCGGTGGCCGCGCTGGTGCCGACGCGCAGGTCCATCTCCTTCGTGATGAGGCCGGTGGTCTGCAGCAGGTCGTCGGCTTCCATGTCCTTGCCGTAGCGCTTCAGGTAGCGGTCAGCATAGGCCACGTCGTTCTTTTCGAGCGCGGCAGCGATGGCGGTCTTGTGCGCGCTGCTTGCCATCTTGCGGGCCTGTGCATCAGCCCATTCCGCGCTCTTGCCCTGCAGTTTGGCCGCGTCGTAGGTCGCCGCGCGGATCGAGGTGATTGCCTCGTCGATGACCTCGGGGTTGTTGTAGTTCAGCCCGATCTGCTGCATGCGGGTGGCGACGGTGCCCTCGCGCACGCTCAGGGTGTAGGTGCGGAACTCGTCGGCCTCGTGCTTCATCGCGCCGGCACGGAACGCAGCGCGCCGCTTGGCGATCGCCTGCCCGAAGACCTGGCGCTGGTAGTCGTTGCCCAGGCCCGCGCCGATGCTCTCGACCGCCTTGCCGAACTCCTCGTCGTATTCGTCGGCCAGCGGCTTGCCGCTTGCGCGCTCCAGCGCCGAGATCCCGCGCTGGTTGGTGTAGCCCGCGTCCTTGTCGTAGGCCAGCCGCATCTCGGCCTCGAGCGCCTTGTTCAGCGCATCGTCGACGCGGAGCTGGTTGGCCTGCTTGAGCGCTTCGAGCTCCATGTCCGTTGCCACCGCGCCCGCGCGCTCAGTCGCCTGGCCGAGGCTCGCGGCCTGCGCGCCGGGATCGACGCGAGGCATAGCCGCCTGCATCTCGACGGGCCGGAACTGCGCCGGCATCTGCTGAAAGTTGTCGTAGGTCGGGACTCTCGGCACGGTCACATCCTCAGTTGCTGGCCGGCGTACCAGCGCGACGCCACCGCCGTAGCCGAGCCGACGAGCGAAGTCGCCGCCGACATGAAGGGGCTGACGCCGCCCGCGTCCGCGCGCGCCATCGTGGCGCCGATCTGCTGGTTGGTCGCCTGCGTGCGGTAGCCCCAAGCGGCCTGCAGGGCGTTGCGCTGGATCGTGAGCGCGTCGGCCTCGCTCATGAAGTCGGTCGTGTTCAGGATGTTCTGCGGGGTGTCGCTGGCCAGGTCGATGCCGTTGGCCGCCATGCTCACGCGCTGCCGGCTCTTGAGCTGCCCGGCAGCAAGTCGGCTGGCCTGCTCCTGGCGCTGGCCCTGCAGCAGGGCGGACTTGGCGCCAAGCTCTGAGATCTGCGCGTTGATCTCGGCCATTCGCGCCTGATGCTTGAGGCTGTTCTTGGCCGAGCGCGCGGAGTAGTAGGCACCCACCGCAGAAGACACGGCGCCCGCGATCGACATCGCGCCACCCGCGCCGCCGATCTGCGAGAACGCACCTCCGGACAACCCGGCGTCCTGCTGCGCCAGCATCGCCGACTGCTGGCTGCCGATGTTGGTGCCGTACTGGAGAGGCACCAGGAGACTGGAAAGCATTGGCGCACTGTCCTGATGATGGAATGCGCCGATGATGCGGCGCGCACGGGGAACCACGCGCACCACACGGGGCAGGGGTCCGGCTGCGGGAACGTGTCGCCTCACGGCGGCGGCCGGCGTCGCACCGGCCCGGATGGATCACCTCCTTCCGTGGTGATGCAATCAGCCGCCGATCGACACCTCGAGCGACATCGAGACGATGGTGAGCGGCAGCGGATCGGACTGGCGCACGCACACCTGGCCGTTGTCGGTCCAGCTTGGCGTGATCACGATCGGGATCTCCTCGGACTTGAGCGCAGGCGGCGAGCCGTAAGGTTCGATCGTGCGCTGCTTGGCCTCGGTGAGTCGGTCGAACGACGGGCCGGCGAAGATGCCCGACGAGCGATAGACGCGCAGCCATGCCTTGTTCACGTTCTTCTGCCGCCCCTGGCCGAAGCCCTGGATCTCGAAGGCCAGCGGCAGCGTCTGCGCGTCGGCCTCGATCGGCAGGCCGATATGCACGACGCTGGCTTCAACGTCGAGCTGCACCGCGCCGCCCGTCACCACGCGCTGCGGATGCACCGCGCCGTCGGCCAGGATGGACACCGTGCAGCCCTCGAGCCAGGGTAGGCCGCTGATCGTGTCGGCAGGCGGGCCGTCGTAGGTCGCGCCCGCATCGACGAAGAACGCGCTTTCCTGCTCGCCGAAGAGCCGCGGCGCCATGCGCTCGATGTAGCGCACGCTCTGCCCGTTGATCGTGCGACGGACCACGGCATAGACCGCATCCTCGGCGCCCTCGGCCACGCAGGCGACCGACTCGAACGTGCCGTCGGTGTCGTGCTGGTGCCAGGCGCCGACCTGTTGCTCGGGCACGTAGGTGAGGCCCAGCAGCTTGCCCGACGAGGACACGAACCACGCCACCGGGGCCGGCGACTTCTGGAACGCAATGTCATTGATGTCGAACCCGTCGAAGAGGTGCGGCGCCCGCAGCGACAGGTCGCCCGTGATGTAGCCACCGGCCTGCCAGTTGTACGCAAGCTCGCGGACATGGCCCCCGCGGGCCGCGCCGTACAGGATCGACGAATTGACCACAACGGGCTGCGCCTGGCCGGCGCCGACATAAGACTGCGGGCGCACGGCAACCGTACTAGGCGCGACCACTTCGGAGTTTGCAGAGGTGACGCGCCACTCGGCCGCTGCGGTGAGCGCCATCAGCGAGTCAAGCGGGATCAGGTGCCGGATCGTGTTGGACTCGCGCGCCGCAACCCGGAACGCGATGGCATCGTCGTCCTTGGTCGGCAGTGAGTACGACAGGTTCGACTCGGTGCCGGTGCGCGTCATCCACAGGTTCTGCGGCGCGTTCAGCGTGCCGGCGAACACTCGGCGCTGCTCGAAGTAGGACACTGCGCCCGGGTAGTTGCCCGCGCCGCTGAAGGGGTTGAACTGGATCGGCGGCGTGCGGCTGATGTCGGCCGCAATGTTGTCGTCCTTGAAGCTCAGGCCGTCCGTCTGCCCGATGTAGCCGAAGAGCCCGGACGATTGCTTGTAGACGTTGTAGCGCTGCGCACCCGACACCGCCGACCAGGCGATGGTGTTGTAGGCGCCGTCGAGCAGCAAATCGCCCGACACGGACGCCTCGGCCGAGGCCAGCGACTCGTCGATGCCAATCGCGCCCACGGCTGTGACCTTGTACTTGTAGGTCGCCGCCACAGGGGTGCCGGTTCCTGCCGTGTGCGTGGCCGACACGCCGCCCGGCGCCGACAGCGTGGAGACGAACGAGATCGTCGTCAGCGACCACGACAGCGCCCCCAGCCGGCGCAGCTCGCGCGGCGCATGGTTCGGATGCACCAGGGTAAGCACGTCGGCCGACTGCACGAAGTGGATGCCGAAAAGATCGGCCTCGGCGTAGGGGTTGGTGACCTCATACGGCACGCCCGGCGACGCCTCGAGCGTGGCGCCTTGCGTGTGGAAGCGGAAGTAGCCGGCTCCGAGCTCGATCACCATCGTCTGGTCGGTCGAGTAGGTGAAGGGGATCAGGCGCGTTTTCTTCGTCGAGTCCTTCACCGCGCGCACGAAGGCAAAGCCCGGGCGGTTGGCGATCGGCCCGTGCGGCAGCACGATAAAGTTGCGGCAGAGCGCCAGGCCGGTCTGATATTTCACATCGTCGATTCGCCCGAAGAACTCCGGCGTGACTTCGCCACCGCCGAACGAGCGCTGCAGGGTGCGGATGTTCGGCATCTCAGCGCCCCCAGGTACTGGCGGGCGCAATGCCGCCGCGGAAGCTCAGCCATTCCGGCGTGTGCTCGGGCGTGACGTGCTGCTGGTTCGCGTCAGAGGCAGCCGCGCGGCCGGCCATCGCCAGCGCCATCTGTGACGCCTGCTGCGCCATGCTGATGCCGGCGTCACCCTTGAGGATCGGCCCGGCCAAGTAGGAGGCCAGCAGCCAGGCCAGCGCATCAACGAAGAGCGGGGAGAACTTGGTCGTGTCGGTCACGCGCGCCTGGTAGCGGATCGAGGCCACAGGCTGGTCGGTGACAATGACCTGCTGCCCGTTGGCCAGGCTTTCGCGCCGGTACTGCTGTGCGTCTTGATCGCGGGCGCCGTCAGGGACCACGTTCAGCACCACCATGCAGTCGGCCGGCAGCGCGTAGGCGTAGGACCAGGCCGGCGACGTGACCGCCAGTTCGGCGAGCGCGGCCCGCTTGGTGGCGAAGTTCCAGTGGTACATCTCGAGCAAGGTGTCGCGCGCTACCGGGTAGAAGCGCGCCGCGTGCTCGGCTTGGGCAGACCCCTCGGGTGGGTAGAGGCTCGCCACGGTGGCGTCGTCGCCGAGCCGGGAAAGCGCGAGATTCACGATGTCGATTTCACTGGCCACGGTCGGACCCCATCAGAAAAACGGGGCGGGCGTTGCCGCCGCGCCCCGGAACCCATACTTCGGGAGGGAGAAGACTTAGACGAGATCGTCGGCGCCCTTGGGCGCCTGCGCCTCGCTGTCGGTGCGCGCGATCTCCGAGAAGGTCGTCGGCTCGCCCCCCTTGGCTTTCGCCTTGGGCTTCGGCTTGGCGACCTCGGCCGCTTCCACCGGCTCGAACCACGAGGCCTTCGCCCCGTCCTCTGCATCGAACACGTCGCCCACCCGGCGGCGCGCGCCGCCGTAGAACCCCTGTTTAATCGCGCGTACCTTCATGACTTAGTCCTCAGAGGCCGTCGCTGTAAGCCTTCCACTTCGCCACGTCGTGGGTCAGGAAGGCATTGATCTTGCCGGCAGTGACTGCAGCCACGCCCGTGGTCTGCAGGATGCCGAGGAAGCGCTCGTAGGCGTTACCTTCCATCGGGATCGGGCCGGCGTACAGCACGGTGCCAGCGACGATGCCAGAGCCGACAGAGAAGACCGGGGTCGACAGGTGCTTGGTGCCAGTCGCGGGATCAATCGCCGCGGTGGCGTCCGAGGCCAGGTGGAACTGGACGGTGCCGCCCGCGCCTGCGTCGATCTCGGTGTCGACCGTGATGACCAGGTGCAGCGGCTCGCCGTTGCCGATGTCGCGGGCAACGCCCAGGTCGATCTGGTCGCCGATCAGGTAGCTGCCAGCCGCGCCCGTGTTTAGGGCGACGGCATCGGCAAATTCGTTGCGCTCGTCGAGAATCATGTCGTTGCTCCTTGTCTTAGACCACGCGGGCTTCGGTGTTGAGCAGGGCGTCGGTGCGCTTGACCGGGATGTCGTCGAAGGTCATCACGCGCTTGCCCGACACGGTTTCCCAGGCCAGGTTACCGGCGATCTTTTCGAGGATGCCCAGGCGAAGCTGCTCGCGGATGGTGCGGTTGACGTACCAGACGGCGCGGCCCTTCGACAGGCTGGGGATGCGCTCGGAGGCCTGCACCATGAAGTTGATGAGCGCCTTTTGCGCAGCGGCGCGATCGGCCGCGGTGCCGTCCGTGGTGAGTGCGGACACGTCGATGTTGCAGACGCGCGCAGCGAAGCGCCAGTCGCGCACGGTCAGGCCGCAGTCGTGGCGGTAGTGCGTGCGGTAGGCTTCCATGCGACCACCAGCGCCATCCACCGACTCGATCGTGACCTGGCCCTTGTCCTGCATGTCCAGGCCGGCGCGCGAGCCCTTCGGATAGATGCCGTGCATGGTCTGGTCGCCCCACACGACGAGCCAGATGGAGGTGTTGTCTGCGCCGGAGCCGCCCGCACTGATGATGTTGTCGGCGTTGGCCGCGCTCAGGCTGTTGTAGCGCGGCGCCAGGCCGGTGAAGGCCTCGGGCTGATCGCCCTCGTTGCCGTAGATGATGGTCGAAGCGAGTTCCTGCGCCATGCCCTCGATATGCGCGCGATCTTCCGACAGGCGGAAGGCCGCGGTGTTGTCGTTGAGGTCGGCCAGCGCCTTGTCGACTTCGGCGTAGGCTTCGAGCATGCCGCACGAGTCGGTGACTTGCGCCGTGGTGCTCTTGGTCGGTTGAACGCCACCGTAGAGCTTGCGCCAGGTCGGGGTCGGCAGGCCGGTGCGGACGGTGGTCTTGTGACCCGTCTCGAGGTTGCCTTCCACGAAGGTCATGTCGTCCAGCACCGGGTTGGTCTGGTTCAGGAGCTCGACGATGGTGGCGATGTTGCCGCTCGGGTCGGTGCGACGAGCGACGTCCAGCAGGGTCGGGTTGTTGGCGGTCAGGGCGGCCATGATGTACCTTTCAGCGGTTTCAGTTCATGTTGGGGAACAACTTCTTCGCCGGATCGACCTGACCGCCCGCGGGGGCGCCAGAGACGAAACCGTCCTCACGGATCGCGAGGCCGGCGCGGAAGAAGGCGCGCACGACTTCGGGGTGGCTGCCCAGGCCGGTGGCTTCGAGGACATCGCGCAGTTCGGGGGTGCCGAAGCGCTCGATGGCCTTGCGGGCCACGACCAGGTTCTCGGTCAGCTTGTCGCCGCCGATCTCCTTGTC